CCCCGCCGTTCCGTTTACGGGCGTTGCCCAAATGCGCTTTTTCAGAGAGTGTATTTCATTCCCCATCCAGATGTGCCTGCCCCAAGAGCTGCAGTAGCCACAAGGAAGTAGACCAACCACCTAGCTGTTGGTGCCACAGTCTGCAGATTACGAAGGTTGATAGACTGGGTGGCAACAACTGGGTTGGTGGCCGTGGAAAGCAGACTGCCGTCAGTGACACCTACCGAGAAGCTATTGTTCGTATCAAGCAGTTCGGCAAAGTTCAAGAAAGTGCCAGCGCTGTTGAACAGTGCCGCCTTGAACAAAAAGCCCGCTGCGAGTATGGTGGCGGGGGTCACACCAGTGACAGACGACCGCGACCACAACGACAACAGTCCCTTGCCCACCACATCCTTGAGATCCAAGGCATAGCTGGGGGTGTAACCGACACCGCCAACGTTAGGAACGGTGAGGGTCGGCACACCAGGGGAGGTGACATTGACCAAAGTGACAGCGCCAGTTGGCACAGCCGTCATAGGCGGCGGCTGAGCAACGAAACTGGTGCCTAAGGCGGCAGTTACCGCTGTGGTGGAGGGTGGCACTCCGGTCATGGACATATCTTGGACAAAGGCTGTGTCATACACGGGCGTGACGAACTCAACCTCGTATTCGACCCAAATGTCAACCAAACAGTTGGCAGCTGTCGTGTCGAATGCAACCATCAGGAACCCTGCGTACGTAGTACGATTTTCTACATATGCACCACGGGTGGTGCAGGAGACGTATCTGTAGGGTAAGTCCCTGTTGAGCTGCTGTGACTGCAAAGTGAGTGAGCTCGGCTGCCAAATGGCGGCCTCGACGGCCGACATATTCCCAAGCAAAGCTTGCTTGGAAGTTGGGAGTGCATCATCGTAGTCGTAGTCGACAGCTGCGTAGTAGCGGCCGGCCGTGGCTGTTGCCTGTGACGGCACGAACTCAAACTTGATTCGGTTGAAACGATAGCGCTCGAAGCAACCTGCCATCTGTGACAGCCATGGAAATGTCTGCGACTCGGATGGGTTGAGGTCGTACCCTGGGGTTGACGCACTCACACTAGACAGTGTGAATGCGGTTGTGGAGCCATTGGTGGCCGTGCCGACAAACTCGCGGCGACGAACTACATACTTGTCCTGAGACCTGGTCCATGTTGGGGCACTTGAATTGCGGATGGTGCCAATGGCTTGGGGCACACTTTGTGTGACATCCCGAGCCTTAGCGGAATTTTTACCTCTCTTAGAGGCGATAGGTGTTTTCTTGCTCATGTTTAGTATTGGGTACCGGAAACAACACCGGGACTGTTCATTTTAACCTACGTGCACACACGCCGCCCCGTGCAGTCTCTAGACATTCCGCGCGAGCTTAGTACGGTTCAATTAAGGTTGCTAACAACCACCGTTTTGGGGCGTGAGGGTCAAAACCCAATGGTTAGAACTGGTACGACCGCGGGTGACCGGCGTGAACAGCGCCATCACCTGGGTCGCATGCGTCGTAATACGCTTCAATGCACCTCTGCACCACGGGCGTGATGCCAAAGGCGACAGCGAAGCTGGTACGGCTAGCGTCCGTGACGTCACCACCAAGGTTGGACAAACCTTGACTAAGACGTCCAAGACCACTGTCAAGTATCGGCGATCGCACATGTGCGACCAAGCCAGAAGATACCTTGCCATGTAACTTGCTACGGGACAAACACCTGTAGAATGATGAATAAACGGGCATGTCCCCGTACGCAGCCAATCCGGCGATACCAAGCTCGCGAAGATAGACAGCGTATTCCTTCATCGACCACCTCCTAAGTATTGTGACATCTTTGGAGATCGCCGTGTTTGGATCACGTACCATGACCCATCCCTTGCCGTTGTACACTGGACTCGTTTGACAAAACCGTACACGCTCTAAGATGTCGGTGCTACCCTGCACATCTATGATGAAACCGAGTTCTCGGAAAAAACTAGGAATTTCATCGCGAACACGACGCACGTCGGCCCGTTCAAGTATGAGGCAGCAATCATCGCCATTATTGATCAACCGGGCCTTGCAACGTAGGCCCTGAACCATCGCATACACGCACGCACACATGATTAGGACGTTCCCCATCGCGGTATTCATATCACCAGAAGCCCGGCAACCCTCTACCTTATACGTGAGGGTGCCATCGTGACACCTGACAGTGCCCTGATTGAACAATTGCAAAGAAAGCAACCATTCGAGTTCCGGACGATAACACCTAGGAAAGAACTCCAAGTATATCGAGTGCTCCCATGAGAGCATGGGTACACTGACGTGTTGATCAAATCTAACAGCATCCAGCATCAACGCAACAGGGTCACTGAATGTGGCCCAGGCGCTGGCGATCGCCGCTCCCTGTTGAACACAGTTGAGGCCCTTCATAACCGTAGGGCCTCCCCACAATTCATCTACAATAGCATAGATGCGGTGTTCCAGCTGACGAATATAACGTCCTACACAGACGTTGAACTCGGGACTACGTGGTTGGATCACACGCGGCACCAACCGTTTTGGTTTTTCTAAGATCTTCTCATGTTTAATGAAAGTCTTCAAACGACCAAACTTGTTCTCATCGTAAGTCCTAGCAATGACGTTGTCTCGGGCTTTCTGGTAGATGCGCAGCTTCCGGCCCCGGTAGTTTTCCTCAGGGTAAACCCTGAAGTCAACCGGGACGGTGCAAGCCACACGCCTACTAAAGGCCTGCCTGAAACCGTTCAAAACATTGCTGACAACTGCCATGTCTGGGATGAATGGACGAGCAAATCCATCGCCCTCGGCATGGTAGAACACACGCTCAAGAATCGCGGTGTTGGCATTTTCAATACCGTCGTCGAAACAACAGTATCTCGCAATACCAGTGAGGTTGCTGATAACGCCTAAAAAGCAGCCCCGCTGGTGATGCCGCCCCACCCTGGTCACGCGTACGTTGGGATCAGTTAGTTGCGATCTAACCGAAATCACGTGACCAGGCATGAGGCGGCCTAGAAACCCGGTTGCGACACCGCCGGCAAGTACTTGCCGGTGGTGCCAGAACCGAAAGTCTGCCTAACCCAATCAGACCACGTAGATGGGTGGGCAGACCATTCTCCCCGTGCCAACTCACGGTTATTGGTCATAACCTGTGAGCTAGCCATGCGGAGGGCGTCAATTTCTTCTGCTATCGGCGAAAGTGCGAGCTCCGCAATAACTGGAGCAAGACGTGCCGCGTCGGCCTTTCGCAAGTCGGGATAATCCTCACGTGATGCAAGGATTCCCCACACTGTCCTCTTGACAAGTGCCCGAGTAGCAGTATCATTGGGATCAGTGGTGCGGTCCATTCCTAACTGGGCCCGTACCACAGGGATTGTCTCCGAAATCAAGAGCCATTCCCGGCGTCCGTAATGGTCGCGAGACAGCGCCAGTGTGTCAGGTGAGATCACGCTTGGCTCGCGGGAACCCGCGGCATAAGCGGCCTGAGTGAAACCCCACGCCCACCTGTTCAGCATTGTGCCAGTGTTTTCGACGACACCACCAGTGTCGCCAGCCGCCGCCATAACGCCTCCAGCGATGACCTGGAGGCGCTCTCTAGGCGACCGCCCAGGGGCAGTTAGCTCCTGGGCGAAAGTCAGGGATCTGCGATAAGCTTCGCGATAGGTGCCCGGATCAAGAGCC